GAACTTGAAGTGTGGACTTCAGGTAAAGAAATTCAAATCATTAGATAAATAATTTTATTTCATACAATATGTCAATCTTAAAGATACTCAACAATTACGCTTACGAAAAAAGTAATAAGTCTAACAGTAAACGGACTGTATTTGTGGTCAAAGCAAAAGACCGTGCCGGTACTCAAGACGAAATTGAAAAGGCTTTGAAAAAAACAAAGGTTACCTTTTATAGAAAAAAAGATAACGCACTTTCTGGTTCAACAGAAGTTACAGTTATTGAATCATCAACACCATTCTATTTGGTATTTAAACCTGCGGCTGGTGGTATGAATGAGACTACATTGAATTCTACTATCACAGAACTTGCGCCAGCATTAGCTTTTGTTGCGGGTTATCATCCAAAATCCGTGGAAGATTTCTATGACTTTTTAAAGAAAGTTAATCATGCTCAATCTCCTGTTTATGTGGTTCCCGAAAACATTGCTGCAGGCAAAAAGTTTGTAAATGATTTTCCAAATTCTTCTAAGTTCCATGAGAAAATGGAAAATGCCATGGGTGTTCTGAAATACCTTTATGAAGAAAACAAAAAGAAGAAGATTATGAATGTGTTCTGGGGTTATCGCCAGAAACCACCTGGTGTTGATTCAAAACACAAAGGTGACTTGTTTATTGACTATGGCAAAGGTAAGATGGTTGGTGTCTCCCTTAAAGCTGGTTCAGAAACAAGTAAAGAACCTAAGTTGAACACATATGTTAATCCTATTTTAGAAGACCTTGACTTGAAAAAGGTTAACGAATTGAAAACAGAATTGTGGAATAAAACATATAAGTCATTTACTAAAGACAGATTTAACTACGACAAGGGCCAGGAGAAGAAATCTGTTATAGAAAAATTAGCATTGTTAGAAAAAGACGATGTTAAATTGTATGATAAGATGTATGATGATAACTTGGATATCATTAGAAAATATCTAACAGAAACATTTGAAAAGAATGTTGATAAAACTGTTAAGTATTTAAACAAGGCTATTGTAGGTAGTGATGATACAGTTCCTCTAGTGGTACTCAAAGCTTATGGAACAAACTATAAAATTTTAACTGATGAAGATGATGTTGGTATCTTTCTTCCTAAAGTTAAAAAAATAAAGTCATATCCATCCACATCGTCAAAACAAGACTTCTATATAGAACTGATGGGCTCTGGCACAGAAAAGTTGAAAATGAAATTTGCTGTTCGAACCAACAAAACTGGTGACGAACACAAATTAGGACAATTTTTTAACCTAGCCGTTAAGTTTAATGGTATAGTTTAATTTTTTGAAAGTACAATATGAATCCTTTGATTACAGTTATAACACCCACTACGGGCAATCCAATGGTACGCCAAGCACTTGATAGTGTTAAGAACCAAACCTACAAAAACATTCAACATTTGGTGGTTGTTGACGGTGAACATCCAAGAGCCAAACCATTACTACAGGATTACCAGAACATCGATGTGGTCAAGTTACCATACGCAACCGGTAAAGACCAATACAACGGTCATAGAATCTATGGTGCAATGACATATATCGCAAGGGGCGACTTCCTATGCTTCTTGGATGAAGATAATTGGTACGATGAAAACCACATTGAATCTCTTGTTGAGGTTTTATCTAAAGGCAATCAATGGGCCTATTCTTTACGCAAGATTGTTGACCAGGAAGGCAAATACATATGTAATGACGATTGTGAATCATTAGGAAAATGGACTTCCGTAATCAATGATATGTTCATTGATGTAAATTGTTTTATGATACCAAAACAGGCCGCCTTAGGTTTTTCACCATACTGGTATCGTAGAGCAAGGCATCCACAAGAACAACCAGAAGTTGATAGAATCCTATCACCTTTTATGATGCAGAATCTAAAAACATTTGACACGAATGGTCGTTATAGTGTAAACTATAGAGTTGCAAGCCGTGCGGATTCTGTTCAGGCAGGATTCTTCTTGCAGGGTAATGAAGTGATGAAACAAAAATATAATGGGAATTTGCCATGGAAAAAGATTTAATTATTGGTGCATTTAAAAACTACACATTCAACACAATCAAACCTTGGATTGATTCAATCAACGAATGTGGTTTCACGGGTGATAAAGTAATCATCTCAATTGGATCAAGCAAAGAAACAGATAGTAAATTGGCCGATGCCGGTTTTACTGTTATCTCTGCACCATCTCAACAACAGATGGGTTTTCACATGGAAAGATTCATCCACATTTATAACTTCTTAAAAGAACATGGTGACAATTATCGTTATGTAATCACCACTGATGTTCGTGATGTTATCTTTCAATCAGACCCAACTCAATGGTTGCATTCAAAAATTCTCGAAGAAGGTTGTGCTTTAGTTGCCGTGTCCGAATCTATCAGTATCAAGAATGAACATTGGAATAGAGACAACATCATCAAGGCGTTTGGTGCATATTTCTATAGTGGTGTTGCAGACCAAGAAGTGTATAACGTTGGTACCTTGGCTGGTGATGCACACTATGTTAGAGACTTGTGTGGTATGTTGTATCAACTATCTGCAAACCGTCCTGATTGGGTTGCTGACCAAGCCGCATACAACATTTTATTGAACTGGAGTCCATACAAAGAATGCACCTACTTTGCAAGCCTTAAAGATGCATGGTCTTGTAATCTTCATGTTACAAATAAACCCGGTGAAAAGGACCATTTTGCACCTTTCATTCTTGAACCAAAACCATACTTTGAAGATGGTATTGTTAAAGATGGAACATCAAAACAACCTTTCTGCATTGTTCACCAATGGGATAGGGATCCAGAATTGTCAGTTTTCTACAAAAACAAATATGGTGTTGAAGATGTGTTGACAATTCGGACAGATGTATGAACATACTCAATAAACAAGATTGGTTTAAGATATCTGAAAAGTTTTCAAATTCTGAACCATTCAATCATGTTGTAATCGATGATTTCTTTGTTGATGATATAGCACATAATATTTTTGATGAAATGCCAGACTACGATGGAAACATTGATGCAAAATATGATAATTCATTAGAGAAAAAACGGACAATTCAAAACTGGACAAAATTTCCTAAAAATGTTTACAAGGTAATGTCACACCTTGTAAATGAGCCTTTTGTTGGTAAACTTGCATATTTGACAAATGAATTTAAACTAGAACCGGATTATGGAATGCATGGTGGTGGTATTCATATGCACCAAGCTGGTGATTACTTAAACGTTCATTTAGATTATGACATTCATCCTAAGATGGATATGAAACGTAAGTTAAACCTTATCATTTATTTGAATCCAAAATGGCAAAAGAAATGGGGTGGCAACTTAGGTCTTTGGTCGCATGATGACAAAACAAATCAACCGAAAGAATTAGTTAAGTCTATTTGGCCAAAGTTCAATCGTGCAGTATTGTTTGATACCACACAAAATTCTTGGCACGGTGTGACAGAAGGTATTTTTGCACCAGAAGGACAATACAGAAAAAGTTTGGCACTTTATTATCTTATTCCAACAAGTGACATAGATAATAAGAGACAGAGAGCCTTATATGTTCCAAGACCAGAACAAGAAGGCGACAGTGATGTGATGAATTTGATTAAAACTAGGGCTGGATATTGATATGGGAAATATTACGATTGTTACTGCTTTCTATGACATTGGTCGTGGTGATTGGACTCCTGATAAAGGTCTTCCACACTATCTACAACGTTCAACAGACACATACATTGAACGATTCACACACCTCACCAAACTAAACAACGAAATCGTTGTGGTGACAACACCAGATATTGGTGAACGTTTGAAACAGATTCGTTCTGACATTAAGATTATTGAATTTGATCCTTTCACCAAGTTTGGTACAGTGATGAGTAAAATCATTGGTATTCAAGAACTGGTTAGTTTCAAACAGTTGATTCATCCAAGCCAGATTAAAAATCCAGAATACTGGAGTCACAAATATGTTTTGGTCAATCTACTCAAATCTCATTTTGTTAATCTGGCAATAAATTCTGGTTTAGTTTCTAATGATACTGTTGCTTGGTTAGATTTTGGTTATTGCAGAAGTGAAGAAACACTAGGTGGCCACAAAGAATGGTCATATGATTTTGACCCAACAAAAATTCACTTGTTTGCATACAAAGATTTAGACCCAAAGAACAATCTACCCAGAATTATTGCAACAAATGATGTTCATATCTTAGGTGCTAAGATTGTGGCCAATAAGGCACTTTGGCCTTCTATGGAATCAATGATGTTTGGTGCATTTGATTTGTTATATTCAAACAATTTGACTGATGATGACCAAACCTTGATGTTGATGTGTGCAACTAATCAACCGGATGCCTTTGTGCAACATAGAATTCCGGACCATCAACTAGGTTTAGACCCTTTTGTTATTTTTAAAGATTTTAATACTGTGGAGTGAAAAATGAGTGATACAATAGTAATCAATACAGCGCAACAATCTTTCAATTATATTCCCACACCAGTTAAATGCTCTGGTTACGGACTAGGCGAACTACTTAAACAAATGAAAGACCCTGTGGTTGTTGAAATTGGATGTTCTGAGGGTCACACAACTGAGTGGTTCTTACAATCCAATCCAACATTAAGAATTACATCTATTGACCCATATGAAAATTATATGGATTGGAATGGAAGATTTCTAAATGATAGACAAGAGTTTTATGAAAAGACTATGAAACAATTGTCTGTATACGGAGACAGATTCAGAATGTTTAGGGATTATTCTGATAATGTGGTCAATGAATTTGAAGACGAATCTTTAGACCTTCTATTCATCGATGGATTGCATACCTACGAACAAGTTTTAATTGATAGTCGTAACTATTACAGTAAAGTAAAAACTGGTTCCATCTTCTCTGGCCACGATTACACTGCAATTCCTGGTGTCAACAAAGCTGTTAAAGAATTCGCTGCATCAGTCGGTAAGGAGATTCTAACAACAGACTGTGATGTTTGGTATTGGTACAAATAATGAGTAATTTGTTTATTGTCACTTCTGCCATCAATTCACAGATTAGTGTCATACCAATGGAAGAAAGGTACAGAGATACCTTTCAAACTATAGAATCTATACGCCAAAAGGTTAAAGATTCTATTATCGTATTGGCAGAATCTTCGCCACAAAAAGTACCAGAAGAATATCTAAAGAATTTGGCCACTAAGGTTGACTATCTTATATTGAATTCACAAAATCCTGATGTGGTTCAATTAGGGTTACATGCTCAAAAGAGTCCGGCTGAATGTTACAGTATGTTCTTATCTATAGACTTTGTAGAAAGGTTAAAACTACCTAACATTCAACGTGTATTTAAACTAACTGGTCGTGGTAAATTTACTGATGACTTTGATATTGAATACTATAACAAACCTGATGTTTTTGGTAAGTTTGTTTATAAGAAACGAGTGCAATCATGGATGTCAAAAGATATTTACCTAGTCGATACAAGGATGTCTTCATTCTGTTACAGTATACTTCCTGAAGCAAAAGAAATGATGAAGACGTTAGTCAATCATTGTCTAAAAACTGGCCGTGATGTTGAACATTGCACATTTGAACTAATAGATAAAAATAAACTCGTAGAAAAAGACGTATTGGGATATGAGTGTCGCATATCATCAAACGGAGAATTTAGATACGATTGAGGAATAAAATGAAAATTGGTTTTTGTCTTTATGGACTTTTAACAGACACATATCAAGGCCGTGAAAACGTACAAGAAAAAGACTATAGACATTGTTGGCCAAACATTTACAAGAATGTAATTGAGCCTTTTACAAAAGAACACGAATGTCACATCTACGTTTCAACTTACGATGCACCGGAAGAAATTAAGAATGAAATGATAGAATTGATTAAACCTGAACAGGTAATCTATTCACGTAAAGAGGGTTCAACTCCATTCACATCAAAGATTAATGTATTCAAACTGTTAGAAGACAAAAATTTAGATTTTATCATTCATTGCAGGTTGGACCTACATTTCCACCAACCCGTTTCTACTTACAACATAGATTACAATAAGTTTAACTTTCTTTTTCCGGAGAAGAATCACTGGCATTTGAGGTATTCAAACGACAACCTTTATATGTGGCCACATCAAATGACCAAATTGGTTGAAGATTCATTACGCAAGACTTATAGAGTTATTAGACCAAACACGTTCTGTACACATGGCCTACATATAAAGTTATCTGAGGTCATTAGACAAGAAGATATACACTTTATATCCAATGTTGATGAGCGAAGTGATGTGAATTCCTTTTACACCATTTGTAAGAGGGAACTTGGTAGTAAGACACCAAATATTCATCCTGAAGTTGTTGAAAGATTTAAAACATTTATTGACGTATGAACAAATTAGTTATTTTTGACCTTGATGGAGTCTTAATTGATTCCCGTGAACTGCACTATGAAGCTTTGAATGAGGCAATATCAAATGTTGCAGGCAAACAATACTTAATCACAAGAGAAGAACATCTCTCTAAGTATGACGGTTTGAACACCACAAAGAAGCTCCAAATGTTGGCAGCAGAAAAGGGTTTAGATGCCAAACTCTTTGATGCCATCTGGAAAGAAAAACAACAAGCAACATTCAAACTTATACCAAAGTGTCCTAAGAACCCATCAGCGCATTACATAATGGGTCAACTGTGTCGCATGGGATGGAAGATTGCGGTTGCATCCAATAGTATTAGGCAAACAATTAAGATTGCATTGAATTCCATGGATTTACTGCAATATGTAGATTACATCGTTAGTAATGAAGACGTAAGATATCCAAAACCATTCCCTGAAATGTATTGGCAATGTATGATTGCCATGAAGGCTTTACCAAAAGACACCATCATTGTGGAAGATAGCCATCTTGGTCGAGAAGGTGCAACTAACTCTGGTGCCATTTTATATCCAGTCAAAGATGCATATGAATTGCATGGAAATACATTCATAGATATGATTGAGACATTTGATAAAAAACAAACACAACTGAATATACCATGGAGAAATAAAAAAATGAATGTATTGATTCCAATGGCCGGAGCTGGCAGCAGATTTGCACAAGCGGGTTATACTTTTCCAAAACCACTAATTGAGGTTAACGGTAAACCTATGATTCAGGTTGTGACTGAA